GCCGGCAAAGAGTTGCCGAAAGAACTTACCAAGGTCAAATCCGTAAAGAAGAATGCACCCAGGCAAATACTTAATCTTCGTACTAAGCAAATTGAGGAACAGGCACCTAATACAGTTATTATCCAATCTACCTATTTGAATAATTTTTGGGTGGTCGGTAGTCCTGACGGTACGTATGGTTTCTATGATGAGCAATGTGTTGCCGACTTTGAGTATGATAGAGTCCACGATCCGGATTATTACAATGTGTACGCATTGGGAGAGTGGGGTGTTATTCGTACCGGTAGCGAGTTCTTCGGTTCGTTCAACCGTGGCAAACATTCCGGTGAACATAAATATATCCCGGACCTGCCTATTCATATATCAGTAGATAATAACGTACTGCCATATATCAGTGTGTCGTACTGGCAAGTAGATTTCACTACCGGTATCAAGGTTTGGCAGTTCCATGAGACATGCGCCGAAAGTCCTAACAATACAGTAAAGAAGTCCTCTAAACTTGTAGCCAAGTATCTGAAAGATATCAGGTATAGTGATAAAGTCTACCTACATGGGGATGCCTCAACAAAGGCGGCCAATAGCATTGATGATGAAAAACGTTCTTGGATGGACTTATTCATAGATACATTGCAGAAAGAAGGATTCGAGATTGAGGATAAAGTAGGCAATAAGAATCCGAGTGTTGCCATGACTGGTGAGTTTATCAATGCTATCTTTGATTGTACTGTTCCTGGCATAGAGATATACATCGACGAATCATGTTCGGTATCTATCGAGGACTACATGAGTGTACAGAAGGATGCTAACGGTGCCATTCTTAAAACCAAGGTCAAGAATAAAACTACTTTGCAAACTTATGAGGAACACGGGCACTTATCCGATACGTTTCGATATGTCGTTGTGGATTTGTGTAATGAGCAGTACACTGAATTTAGTAACCGGCGAAAAAGGAATCTGTATGGTGGTAAGGGTATGCTTGGTTTCTTTAATCCGGAAGCACAAAACGTCTACTCGCAGCGGCTTGTTTATGTCATGCCGAATGTAGATGGTACGTTTGTTCTTGTTCAGGCATCCCGTTGTGGTGATAAGTGGCATTTAACTGATGCCTTGTTTAGAGAAACATCTTCCATAGAGGAAATTAAGACCGCATGTTTGGAGCACAAGGCCAATACGTGTCTCTTTGAATGTTCATCTGCCTATTATCAGACTGTACGTGAGTTGAGGGAAATTGTGAAAGATACAGAAGTAAGAGTAAAGAAAGAGTTTGCCGATGTGGATAAGCGAATAGCTGCTACATCTGATTTTATAAGGAATAACTTTTTGTTATCACCAAAGATGTTAGAGGAATCTCAAGATTACAGTGATTTCATTACTAACCTGATGGACTATAACATAAATAGCGAGAATAAAAGTGCAAGCATTATTTTAAGTGGTCTTGCATATCATATAATAAAATCGTTCCCCGAATCATCTGCTGCGTAATTTGTTGTTATATAGTTTGTTATAACTGAATTTGTACATTTCTTATTTTTCAAGATTTTAGTGTTTTGAGAAACCGATTATTCATATTCCTACATTTGTTTCAAATAAGAAATAAATGAGTTGGTTTCGTAAAAAATCTAAGTCAGAGGAAGAGCTTGTACAGGATGCTAATGTAGAAGTCGTGAGTGAGACTGTTGAAGAGAAGAAGCTTCCGGAAGGGAAAAAGATAACTGTTGAAGAGTTATTTTCATCTCCGTATGTTTGTTCTCAAAATTTTCTTACGCTTTTTCAGTCTGTACCAGAAGTCTTTTTTCCAATAGACTACATCGCTTCTCGTATTTCCAGTGCTAACTTTCAGTTTAAGAAAGTTAAGGATGATAGTGTTATTTGGGCTAATCAGAATTTGAATCAGATACTTCTTAGACCAAATTGTTTGATGACATGGAAACAAAATGTTTATCAACATTTCGTATATAAACTGTGTCTTGGCAATAGTTTTACACGTGCTGCAATGTCTGATAGCTTCACTAATGTAGAAAAATGGCGTTATTGCTCTAACTACTGGGTACTTCCTGCTGATGCAATGGAAGTCTTGCCTGTTTTAGGTAGTAATATTCCATTGTTTGGTATAGCTGATCAAGAAGATATTATTAGAGGTTATCGTTTAAATTATGGCGCTTTGAGCACAATGAATATACCTGCTTATCAGGTATGGCATGATAGAGACGGGTGTGTGAGTTATTATTCCGGATTTGGGTTTATGAAATCTCAAAGCCGTCTTATGTCACAAATGAAACCGATATCGAACCTTATTGCTGTATATGAGGCCCGTAATGTAATTTATGTAAAACGAGGTGGTTTAGGATTTCTTATCAATATGAAACAAGATGAATCCGGACCCATTGCTATGACTGATAATGAGAAGAAAGAAATTTTGCAACAACACTTCGGTAAGTTCGGAGTAGGTAAGGACCAGTTACCATATGGGCTGTCTGATATCCCATTGAGTTTTGTACGTACCAATCTCACTATTGCAGAACTGCAACCGTTTGAGGAAACACTTGCTGATGCAATTAGTATTTCAGGTGCTTATGGTATTCCTGCTGTGTTAGTTCCTCGCAAAGACCAGTCTACTTTTAGCAATCAATCTACGGCAGAAAAGAGTGTTTATAGCTCTGTTATCATTCCATTTGCGAAACAGTTCTGCCGTGAGTTTACTCAATTTTTAGGACTTGAATCAAGCGGATATTATTTGGATTGTGATTTCTCCGATGTGGATTGCCTGCAGGAGGGGTTGAAAGAAGCCGAGGAAGTAAAGACCAATATCAATAGTCGGTGCAAAGACCAGTTCCTTAGTGGATTGATAACGTACAATGATTGGAGGGCGCAAATCGGTGAAAGTAAATTTGAAGAACCTATGTTCGACAAAACATTATTTGAGATGTCGGACCAGGAACGAGAGATAGTTAAACAAATATTTAGTCTTAACACAAAAAGTGAAGTTGAAAATGGAAGAGAAAATCAAAAGCCTTCAGTACAAGACAAAGGCAAATGATGTTGATGAGAAGGGTATCGTTACCGTCGCGGTGAACGGTATCGGTGTGAAGGACTCACAGAAAGACGTATCCATGCCCGGATCATTCAACAAGACTTTAAAGGAAAATATTGGTCGTATGCGTTGGTTCTTGAATCACCGTCCGGATCAATTGTTGGGGGTTCCATTGAGTGGTAAGGAAACAGAGGGTAATTTAGTTATGGTTGGCCAGTTGAATCTTGAAAAACAGATTGGTCGTGACACGTTAGCTGATTATAAGCTGTTTGCAGAGAATGGGAGAACCCTTGAACACTCTATCGGAGTAAAAGCTATCAAAAGGGATTTGACTGATCCTTGTAAAGTGCTTGAATGGCGTATGATGGAATATTCTACATTGACAAGTTGGGGAAGTAATCCTCAAACATTCCTTGTGAATATCAAATCTGCTACTGCCGACCAAGTAAAGGAAGCTGTTGATTTCGTTCGAAAAGCGTTCTTGCAGCATGGATATAGTGATGAACGTTTAAAAGGTTACGATATGGAATTAAGTTTATTACTAAAGAGCCTCAACGGTGGTGCCGTTGTCTCATGTCCTCATTGCGGTTATCAATTTGATTATGACGCAGAAACGGAACATACCTTTGCACAACAGGTATTAGATTACGCCGCCGATTATCAGAGATGGATAACGCAGGACATCGTAAGAGAAGAAATGGAGAAGCTCACTCCAGAGATTAGAACTCAAGTAATTTCTCTTATTGATTCTGTAAAGTCAGAGGAGAAAGAATTCACTCAAAAGAGTTTGCAGGATCTTATGAATTATGTAAGATGTCCCCACTGTTGGGGAAAAGTATATCGTTCGAATGCTATTCTACAAAATACTTCTGAAGATACTACCGGAAAGAATGAGCCGTCTGTTGACACTCAAGAAAAGAATGACGGGGAAAATGGTAACGATGGAGTAACGACTAAAGCCGCTGATAATTGCACTTTATTCGATTTCAAAAGTTTGAATAGTTGTTTCGATAATAAATAACTTAAAATTTAAATTTTATGCTTAAAAAATTTACAGTATCAGATTTTAATCTGAAAACAGATGGTCTGCCAGCAGAACAGAAAACATTCATGGAAAACATCGTCGGCATGATGTGTGAAGTCGTAAATAAATCACTGGAAGGAGTTGTTACGCCTGATGATGTGACTAAACAGTTTGGAGAAATTAATAACTTATTGAAGTCTTATGACGGCGAGAAGTTTGCTCAATTGATTAAAGACAATGAAACACTTGTTGACCAGGTTAAGAGCCTTGGAGAAAGCATTGAAAAAATGAAGCAAAAAGGCTTATCTATGGATACTATCAATAAGTTCGACGAGAAATTGAGCGAAATGCTTGATAGTGAGAAGTTCAAGGAGTTTGCAGCCGGTCACAGCCGTAAAACAGGTTCTTTTGAGGGATTCAGCTTGAAAGATATTGTGTCCATGACCGACAATTACAGTGGTGAAATCATGATTACCCAACAGCAGAACCGTGTTGTTAGCCAGGTAAGTAATCAGAAGATTCATATGCGTAATGTCATTACGACTTTGCAGGGTGATCCTACATATACGCAGCTCGCCTTTACACAAGTGTATGACTTCGACAGGAATGCACGGTACGTTACTGAAAACGGTCGTTTACCGGAGTCAAGCATTAAGATGAAGGAAATTCAGACAGGTACGAAACGACTTGGTACCCATATCAGAATTTCCAAACGTATGTTGAAGAGTCGTGTTTTCATCAGAAGTTATATTCTGAATATGTTACCGGAAGCTGTATGGCTTGCTGAAGATTGGAACATGTTATTTGGTGATGGGAACGGTGAGAACCTGTTAGGCATTACTAATCACACTGGAGTGCTTCCAGTTGAAAGTATCATCAAAGATACTATCATTAAGGGAGAAGCAGGTAGTGTGAAGTCTGTCGAAAGCCATAATGGGGGCAAAGACACAATTGTTGAATTCACAAAGCCGTACGATCTGATGCTCAATGGTATGGTTATTACATTTGCCAATGCTGCTGTTGTGACAGATTTGAACAAAGCGAATCCTATTATCAAGATGAATGATCGTCAAATCTTGTTGAAAGGTGTTGCTTTTGCCGGTGAGGAAACAGCCATTGCAAATATGACATTTACTGTCAACAACTCATTCTTCCAAAGTATCGAAGCTCCTAACTCGGAAGATGTTATTAAGACGGCATTTGCCGTGATGACCTATGCACAGTATTATCCCAATGCTATTACTCTCAATCCGTCAGATGTTAATGCGATGGAATCAGAGAAGGATACAACTGGGCGTAACCTTGGCATTATTAAGGTTGTCAATGGTGTTAAGCATATTGCTAACCGTCCGATTGTAGAGAGTACCGGTATGTTACCCGGTAAATACTTTATTGGTGATATGCACATGGGTGCATCTATCGTTGACTACACTAATCTTGCGTTAGAGTGGGCTGAAGATGTGGAAACGAAGTTGTGTAATGAGGTGGTTCTTATTGCCAGTGAAGAGGTGATTTTCCCTGTTTACAATCCTTGGGCATTTGCTTATGGAGATTTGGCTGAACTGAAAGAAGCAATTACTAAAAAGTAATATTATGGATTACATACTTAGAGGTAATGATAAGGATGTAGCCAATGTGCTTAAAGAGCAACGCATTCGGATTGGTAGAGGGGTGGTTTCATTCACCCCTATTTCCGAGTGTGGTCTTGTTACAGAAGAAGATGCTCGAAAGACATTGGAATGTATGCTCACAGAGAAAGATGCGAAAATCGGTGAACTTACTGAATCCATTACGGAGAAAGATAAAGCTATTGTTGAACTGACAGATGAACGTGATACAATGAAAGCTCGTATTGCAGAACTTGAAGCCTTAGTTCCTTCTGATAACAAGAATCTTCCGGCTGCCGATTCAAAAGAGTTGCCTGCTGGAGATGCTAAGGACGTAACTGTTGTTGATGATAAAACCGTTTCCGTGGAAGATGAAAAGAAAACCGGAAAGGGTAAGGCTTCTAAATAACTATTGCTATGTTGATTGATGTTTCATATTTTACGTCAGGTCCCAGGCATATAGAAAACGCTTCGGTAGCTGAAATGCCTTCACCCAACTCTCTTGCTGTAAATGAAGTGATAAATGGGTATATCAAGGCATTTCAGTCCGAATTTCTTCATACTGCTGTCGGTTTTAGTCTTTCACAAGCTATTACTGATTATTTGGAGATCGTAGAACAGGAAAAAGAGGATTCTTCAGATGAGGTTGATATCTTGGAAAAAGATGAACCTCAATCCGGATATGCACTTTTATGTGAAAAGCTAAGTGAACCGTTCGCCGATTATGTGTTCTTTCATATTTTACGTGACATGAATACACAAGCTACTATCACCGGTCTTGTAAGATTGAAATGTGCTAATGAGTATATATCTCCGATCAAGAGACAGGTTAGTGTCTGGAACAGCATGGTGAAGAAGAACCGACTCTTTGTAGAATGGGCGATGTCCGATGATTGTCCTTTTATCGGTTTGAAAATTCAAAAGAACCTATTAACTCCCATTAATACTTTCAACCTATGACGGAATTGGATATAACAGAATTGTTTGAAGAAGTAGTTAAGAAACTTCCCGAAAGGCTTGAAATCCTCTATCCTAATGGGAAAGGTGGAACTAAAATTGTAAAGTCTCCAAGATTGAATTACATCTTCGGTAGCAGCCAATATATCAAGGACATATTAGATGAATACAGTAAATCTCCTGTTCAGTCTGAAAAGAAGTTCCCACTGGTCGCACTATTTACTCCAATTAATGAAGATAGAAGTGATCCAAATTATTTTTCTAAGACAAAGGTTTCGTTAATTATAGCTTGTTCTTCGCGTCAGGAGTGGAGTAATGAGGAACGTAGAATCACATCTTTCAAGAATATTCTCCGTCCAATCTATAAACGTTTGTTGGAGGTACTGTACGATGATTCCCGATTTGACTGCGACTGTGACGAGAATGTGAAACATACTTATTCAGAGAATTATTCATATGGCAGATACGGAGCCTATACGGATTCCGGCAAGGCTGTGAGCGAGCCGATTGATGCCATAAACATACGCTCGATGGAAATAAAAATTAATAATCTTAATTGTAGAAGAAAATGAGAAAGATTAGAACTTGTAAGGGTTCCCGAATGAACACCGGTAGTTCTGCTTGTAACATTGACTGGAAAAAAGTCAAAGGTGCTATCCTTGCAGAGCATGGTGTCAAACTTCCTGCTGATATAACAGGTGAGAAGTTACTTGAATTGTGTCATGCAGACCGTCCCGGGCGTATTTATCCTATTCTGCCGTTACTGGAATATGCAAAGAACGGCGGCGAACCACAGGTTAATCCTATAGGATACGGCCCAAGTGAGTATAACGGTCTTAGTGCTCAAACAGATACCTTTACTTTGAAAAGATTTGATGAGATTTTGAATGCCCAACTTTTGAAGTGTGCCAATAAAGGATGGGATGTTTACTTTTGGAATCAGGAGAATATGTTGATTGGTTATAACGATGGTACCGATGTTCTTGCCGGTATTCCGATGTCTACTGTCTATCCGACCGTGACACAATATCCGACCAGTAGTGCTAAATCTACTATGACAGTCAGTTTTGCGCATGAAGATGCAGAAGATAGCTTGTTACACTTCGATTATATTCAGTTGGATTTCAATCCAAAGAACTTTGTAAAAGGCCTGGTTGATGTCGTACTTGAAAAGTTGGAGACTGAAAATGCTTACAGGATTGTCGAAGTTGTTGGCAGTTATGACCGTACAGAAGAATTTGGCAGTCTCATTGCTGACGGTGCCGCTGAAGTTATGAATAACGTGACTTCTGCTACATATTCGGATGGTATCATTACCATTGTTCCTAAAGCTGGGGCGGTTCCTTCATTGAAAGCTCCTTCTGTGTTGTATGAAAAAGGAATCAAAGGTATCGAGCAGGTAGCATGAAGGTAGATAACGTTACGTTCGTCGAAACTGCTGTAAAGGGTATGACGAAGGAAGAGTTTATTAACGCACACATAAAAGTCGTGTGGAAGGAACTGAAGGAAGCTGACCGCAAGAAGAAGCTCTCGGAAGTGTACGATGCGATAACTAAGTAACCGACGGGCTGGGGTGTGATTGCAGCCCGGCCCGTTTTATTTTTACTGTATGGCAGATTTTGATGAATTACATAGAGTTATTCATTCCATTGCATCTGGATTTAAAGAGGAATGTGTTAGGTGTATGGAAGAACATAAGAATGTGCTCGTTGATTGCATTCAGGAACAATTATATTCCGGCCTGGATAGTACCGAACATCTATTGAATCCTGATTATGATACCGACACCTACTTCAACGAACCCGGCCCTTGGCAAAATCGTGCGGAACAATATAAACGATGGAAAGAGAAGATAACTCCACCTCTTAGAAGTGAGATGCTTTATTTGCCGCCACGTCCGGTTGAGGTACCTAACCTTTTTATCACTGGTACTTTTTATGATAGCATAACTGCCGATAGAATTGATTCCGGGCTTCGATTCTCAACGAAAGGATTTACGGACGGTAGTTCTATCGAGAAGAAATACGGTGAGCAGATTTTAGGCATTGGCGACACAGCTAAAGAGTACTTCAGTATTATGTACCTCCGTCCTTGGATGGAACGTTTCTTTTCAGAATGTGGATATCGGTAGAAAATGGCTTGTAGTTGCGAAACAAAAAAGATGCAGAGTGAACTGGAGCGTATCAGTGATCTTGCAAAGAAAGCGGCTGTCCTGGATGGCTGCATATATGTCGTTTATCAGAGAGAAGATGGTACCTATGCTTTTGATAAACTCGGAGTTGAGATAAATGGAAAGATTGTCGAATATAAACATTACCTGTAATTATGGCAGATTTAAAATTGAAAGATTTCGTTGATGAGAACGATTTGCAGAAATTGGTAGAGCTTGATAATACTATTGAGCGTGTGAGGGCTGACTATGCCAATGCGGCCAAAGAATTGGCAAAAGGTTTGAAACTAAACGTAGAAGGAGTTGCCGACCTTGAAAAGTTGGGTAATCTCTATAATGCACAAGCAAAAACGGCAGGTTCTGCATCTGCTGAATTAACCGAAGCTCTTAGAAAACAGTCTGAAATAACTCAATCTGTCAGCAAGAAGATAGAGGAAAAGTTAAATGTAGAGAAACTATCTGCTGCTGAACTGAAAAAACTGACTAAAGCGAGTTCGGATAATTCTGCATCTCTTGAAAAGGCAGCTAAAGCGGAAGCGAATTTGGCAAGAGCTCAAAACACCGGTAATACCACACGTAAGAAAGCTGTTCTATCGGAAGAAGAGCGTTTAAAGATTATCCGGTCGGCAATAACACTGACTAATCAGGAAGTACACAGTCGTTCTCAGGCAAAGGAAATGAATAAGCAGCTTCAAAAGGCTGTCGATGTTTTGAAAGATACGGATGAAAACTATATTCGTACACTTGCCCGTCTTAATTCTACTATTGGAATCAACACTGATTACATAAAGCGAAATTCCGATCGATATAGTCAACAGAAAATGACTATTGGTGCATACCGGGAAGAGATAAAGGCTGCTATTATAGAGTTGGAGAATGGAAATCGGTCTATGAAAAATATGGGTATTATTGCTCGTAATTCAGGAATGATGCTTCAACAACATATGGGCAAAGGATTGAGCCAGGTTGGTGCCGGATTGAAAGGATGGGCTGTTGGGTATATTGGTGCACAAGCTGTTGTAAGCGGTGTTGTTGCTCTCTTTACAAAACTTCGTGAGGGAGTAGGCGATATTGTGAAATTTGAATATGCTAATAGTCGTCTTTCTGCAATCCTCGGTACTACTTCTGATAAAATAAAAGAGTTGACAGCCGACGCTCAACGTTTAGGTGCTACGACAAAATATACTGCATCTGAAGCTACTGAATTGCAAATTGAGCTAGCCAAACTCGGATTTACCCGAAAAGAAATAATAGATGCGACTGAACATGTTTTAAAATTTGCACAGGCCACTGGTGCCGAACTATCAGAAGCAGCTTCTCTGGCAGGTGCTTCGCTTCGTATGTTTAATGCTGATACAAGCGAAACTGAAAGATATGTGTCTGCGATGGCTGTCGCAACAACGAAAAGCGCATTATCGTTTTCTTATTTAGCTACTGCATTACCAATTGTTGGGCCGGTTGCAAAAGCATTTAATTTCAGCATTGAAGATACTTTGGCTTTGTTGGGTAAATTATCAGATGCCGGCTTTGATGCTTCGATGGCTGCTACTGCTACCCGTAATGTGTTTCTAAACTTGGCTGATAGTAATGGAAAGTTGGCAAAAGCATTAGGAAAGCCTGTTAAAACATTGCCCGGGTTGGTTGATGGATTGAAGTCGCTAAGAGAAAAAGGAGTAGACTTGAATACAACTCTTGAATTGACAGATAAGCGTAGTGTTGCTGCTTTTAATGCTTTTCTCACCGCTGCTGATAAAATATTGCCACTTAGAGAACAGATAACAGGGGTAGAAAGTGAATTAGGGGATATGGCTCATACAATGGGAGATAATGTTCAGGGAACTATTGCTAATTTGAGTTCTGCCTGGGAAGCCTTTATGCTCTCTTTTTCTGAATCAACAGGTCCTGCAAAGGAATTTCTAAATTGGATGGCTGATAAGATAAGAAGTATTGCTAATGATTTAAAATCTCCTGAAGAAAAAATTGAAAAAATAGATTATAATTTTAGAGCACTTGCCAAAAAGGATGCGAACAAAAAGTTATTAGAAGTAGAAAAAGAGTTCCAGGCAGAATATAAGAGACTTATTGATGCAGGAGATACAGAGGAGCAAGCATATACGAAGGCTGTTATTCAAATGAAAAATAAACGTATAGAAGTAACAGCCCAGGAGCGAGAAGCTTTAAAACGGATGAAAACAGGTGCTCAATATGCGACATCTGAATTTGAAAATATGTCTTGGATTAAAAACGGTGCTGCTAAAATGTTTAGCTATTATACTTCAGAAGCTGAAAAGGCTGATAAAGCACAGTTGGAGTTCTCTAAAAACTTGTTCCGAATAGCATCTAGTGATGACTTTAATAGTGGACTTGATAAAATAGCAGAGAAGTTTCGTCCACAAAATAACGATGAAGATAATCCAGGAGTGAAAATTCTCACTGATAAAGAAAAACGTGAACTGGAGAAAGCTGCTAAAGAAAAACAAAAGATTAAGGAAATCTATCAAGAGTCAGAACTCGCCCTCATGGATGAAGGCTTAGAGAAAGAACTGGCAAAAATATCCTTTGGGTATAATAAGAAAATTGCAGCAATTAAGGGAGGTGGTAAAGATGAAATTGCAGCTATGGATGCTCTAGGTAAAGAGATGAAAGCAAAGTTGGATGAGTTTACCATTAAGTATAATTCTGACCGTGAAAGAAAAGATGTGGATAATGCTCTTTCCGTTGTTAAAAAAGGCTCTAAGGAAGAGTTAGATTTGAGATTGCATCAACTAGACCTTCAGCGTGAAGCCGAGATTACTGCTACTGAAAAAACAGGTGAAGATGTATTTCTCATTGATGAAAAGTACGCGAAGAAAAAACAGACTGTTTACGAAAAATATGCTTCAGACCAAATCGAATTGATTGCTGAAAATGCAGCTCATGAACAGGAAATGCGGAATAGTGAGTATATAATGGATATGCTTGCTCTCAAAAAACAGTTAGCTTCAAAAGAGATGACCCAACAGGAATATGCAGAGAGGGAATATCAACTGAAATTAGATTATGCCCGCAAAACCACTGAAGCCGCAATTGATGCTCTTGAAATGCAACTTAATGCAGAAAAGAACCTTAGCCCTGAAGAACGGGCTAAAATCGCTGCACAGATACAGAAGCTAAAGGCTGAACTAGCTCAAAAAGAAGCTGAAGCTGAAATAGATGCTATCAATAAAGTAACAAAAGCCGATGATAAGGCTCATAAAGAACGTTCGAAAAACCTCAAAAAATGGATGCAAACAGCATCGCAAGCTGTGGGTGCTATTGGCGATCTTGCTTCTGCTCTTTATGACGGTCAGATTCAAAAAATAGAAGAAGAACAGGAAGCCAATGATGAAAAATATCAGCAGGATGTAGAACGGATACAGAACCTTGCTGATTCGGGGGCCATTTCTGAAGAAGAAGCAGAAGCACGTAAACGTGCTGCCAAGGAAAGAACAGAAGCTAAGAACGCCGAACTTGAAAAACAGAAACAAGAAATGGCACGGAAACAGGCTATTTGGGATAAAGCGACAAGTATTGCTCAAGCCGGAATAGCTACTGCATTAGCTATCACTGAAGCTTTACCGAATATTCCTCTGTCTATTGTTATTGGTGCTTTAGGAGCTATTCAGGTAGCCACTATTCTTGCTACTCCTATTCCCTCTTACGCTGAAGGTACAAAAGGAAACGATAGGCATCCAGGTGGCAAAGCCTTGGTTGGTGATGCCGGTAAACATGAAGTTGTCATGTATTCCGGAAAAGCATGGATTACTCCTGATACTCCTACATTGGTAGATATACCTAAAGGTGCACAAGTATTCCCGGATGTTGCTTCTATTGATTTATCAGAATGGGGTGTACCAGAGTCGGATGATCCAACATTCTCGCCGACATATTTTGCATCTTCTTCCGGTGATACTGTTATTTTCAATGATTATTCCCGGTTAGAAAAGAGGATTGATAAAACAAATTCTCTTTTGATGAGAAGTCTTAAAATACAGCGTCAAGATGCATCCAACCGTGAATTTGAACTATATAAGTTGTCTAAACTGAAATAACCATGATTGAAAGATTAAACCAAATATCATTGATTGATTTCATAGAACTTTCATGTGGAAACTATGTTTGTTTGCTCTCGGACGAAAAATCAGCGCCTGAAAGTGAGCTAAAAGAGATTGCATCTAAATTAATAATCGAATATAGAAGCATTGTTAATCCTTCAGGAATGAAAGCTGTGATAATGGACAAAGAGGATATGGTGAAAGAACGTGCCAAATTGTTAAGCCTTCGTATTTGTCAAACTCTTGCTTCTCTTGGTTTTTATGATGATGTTCGTCAGGTCTTAGGTCAACTAAATGTAGATATTCGGAATATGTCCGAAGAACAGCTAATATCAAAAATAGATAATATGCTTCGTTCTGCTATCTTCGAGCAAAAGAGGAACGAGGAGAGACGGAAAGAAGAGGGAGAAGGGAATAAGGCTACTCCTGAACAAATCCGTTCTTCTTTTGATGCCGAGATTGCTTTCCTTATGACATTCTATAAAATGAATATTGATTCCCATGTAATTAATGCTGCTGTCTACGCAAATATCGTTCGTCAGGCTGATGTCGAGATTTCTATTAAAAAAAGAAATACATAGCAATCGGTATTACATATATATGATAATTCGATTATTTTTTTAATTAAAGCGAATTTTTTCATACAGTCGTTTGTACATCTTTTTTGGAATCACAAATGACTTTTTTATGAATAGAAAGAATAGCTTATATTACGTAAATCGACATTTATGCAGTAATTTATTGTCAAAACTGCAAACATTAGAAAATAAATGTGATCGGATAACAACTGACTTATCCGAAGTAAAAAAACTGATTGTTGCAATGCCCCCTGATGTTAGCGCGCTTATTGATATGATTGAGCGTTCTGCAAAAGAAATGCATGAGCAAAGTATTATACATCGTGAATATGTGGAACGGTGTATTAATAGTGAAGAGCCACGAATACATTTGATGAGAAGGGGTGGCAATGGACTTTGAGCAAAAAATATCTGAAATATATCCTTGGATATTAAGGAAGGCAAAGATATTTTGCAAGTCCATACAAGATGCTGAAGATTTGGCTGGTGATACTGTTTACAAACTATTGGTTAACCGTGATAAATTTGACTGCTCTAAACCTCTTCAGCCATGGTGCCTTATTGTAATGAGGAATACTTATATAATTAGATACAATAGAAATTCTCTAATACATTTCACAGGAATTAATGTAGTAGAAGAAAATGCAGTCTCTAATTGTACTTTCCATTCTATACTGTTTGACGATTTGATTTCCACGATACAACGGTGTGCTAAAAAGTCCCGTTGTATTGATAGTGTAATGTATTATGCTAGTGGGTATTCTTATGATGAGATAAGTGAAATTCTGAACATTCCTGTTGGAACTGTAAGAAGTCGTATTTCTTCCGGTCGGAAGTTTATACTTCAAGAAATTGATTATTAATGAGTTAAATAATATTTTAATTAGGTTCCAGAAGAAAAAACTTTTAGAAAGTTATGTTGTTGCATAACTTTTAGTTGTGTTTGCAATATCCCAAAATATAAAAGTCAAACCAAAAAAAGTGAATTATGGAAACAAGGTCTAATTTTAGAGCTAGGGTGATGAAGTATGCTCATCACCTCCTTTCAACAACAAAAAAGAGTTGGAAATATTGTCTGCTAAAAGTGTGGGAGCTTTACAGACTTGCTAAAAGAATGAGAAGCGGTGAAGTTAAATTCGCCTATGAGAAAATGAATGGCAGTATTCGTTATGCTATCGGTACTCTAGTCAATGTTCTTGTCGGTGCAACTAATAAGGGCAAACGTATTACAAAGCCCAGTTATAAAACCTTTTCCTACTTCGACGTTGATAAGCAAGAATTCAGAAGCTTCAAGATAGAGAATCTTGTGACCGTATATTAATAACTGTTACTATATTTAATAAGAACGTCTAACCAGCAGGGCGAAAGCCCTGCGTAATACGTACAATTATGACAAAGGAAGAAGTTTATAAATTGGTAACTGTTGAAAACTCAATTATCAACGATAACGGCAATAGAATAGAGTTTGCGAATGGTGACGTATATGCAAAGCAATACGCATCCTGTTTATATCGCAGAGTGAAAGTATTTGTTTTGTAAGTTTAATCCGGTAGCCTTCGGGCTTCACAATATATACAATTATGAACGATAATAGATATGCTATATGCGGTGCGAGATTAGGCGACAACAATACTACTGGTATTGGTTTTGAGTGTCAAGCTGCTCTTGATAAGGCAAAAGAAAATGCTTTCTTTAAAAACGAAGATTATGCTTGAGGCAGGGATAATTGACGATTGATCACAAGAACAACACAAACAATATTCTGAAGAGAAAAACACTTAGATGGAAAATGAGAATTTTAATAATCCCCACAAATCCTTCCTTTACGTCAATGGTCAAAACATCATCGATTGGTTCAAGTAGAAATATCAGGATATAACATAGGTTACAAGTTGCCATATTAAAGACTGAGTATTAAGCTCGAAATGATGGATTAATAATATTTAAGGAATACTAAAGGTTATGTTTTGAGGGATAATATGTATATTTGCCAATAAAAAGCTATCAATATAAATTAATCCTTTTAGAATATGAAAAATGCTGATAATCAATTTTACAAACGTTTGATGTTGGAGATTTTTGCGAATCTTTCGAACCAATATTCGGACAATTATAGTGAATCCCGATTTGGAAAGCGTCGAAAACCATCGTGGAAATCCCGGTTAAAAGCGGCTGTAAAAAAGAAATTAGGCGTAAAAGAATATATTGAAAATTCACAGTTGGTGGCATTTAACCACCTGTCTTCTTACTTTGATGGATTAGCTTGCGTATATGATACTTTGACTGATGAAGCGTCGAAAACCCTTTTGATCCAAGTTGTAACATTCCGGATATTAGGCGATAGAAAATATAAACTACCATTAAGTACTCCAGCTTATTTTGCGGGCGTGCGTGCGATAGAAGCGTTGAAAGATACGTCGGATTATTTAAAGGTGACTTTCGTTGGTCAGCTTATTATTTCTCTCTACAGATATGATCTGAACCAGATAGGTATCCCGCTCAAGATGTATTACAAAGCATCCGGTTTATATAGTAATATTTACATTCGTCAATATGAATACCGTACTGAAGGTGTTGTGGTAAAACCTGAAGAGGGAGATGTCGTACTGGACTGTGGGGCTTGTTGGGGTGATACCGCACTTTTTTTTGCGAATGATGTAGGTTCTGGAGGGCATGTGTATAGTTTTGAGTTCGTAAAGGAAAATGTAGAAATGTTCAATAAAAATCTTGAGTTGAACCCGGAACATAAAAAACGTATTACTCTTGTTCCTTATCCTTTGGGGGAAGAGTCTGGACAAGAAATATCTTTTGTAAAAAATGGGCCAGGTAGCCGCCTTATTTACGATGAATCATTATTGGGTGACCAGGAAAAGGTAAAGACAATTTCGATTGATGAATTTTATGTGCAATATCAGCCGACAAAAATTGATTTTATAAAAATGGATATCGAAGGAGCAGAACTTCCGGCATTGCGGGGTGCAACATCGGTCCTCCAGAAATTTCGTCCGAAATTGGCAATCTCCCTGTATCACAGTATGGATGATTTTGTCGACATCCCGAAATATCTGAATTCTTTGGAGCTGGGGTATGAATTTTATTTGAGTCACGGAACAATTTACCATGAGGAAACGGTTTTGATTGCTCGATTACGCAGGTAGAATTTGCCAACCATTTAGGGATAAATAAAAGTCCTCTGAATGTTTTTTTGAAAGGAAAAGGTAAGATTAGTATGGAGAACATAGAAAAGTCCTTTTTATTTCTAGGTATAGATATTGTATTGAAAGATAAATAGTTATACTGTATTTTTGCAAAGCGTAATTTTCAAGAATTTAGCCAATTGGGAAACTGGTTGGCTTTTTCTATATATTTGCTCGTGAACGTTCAAAACGAGTTAAAATGCTTTGTAAATATGTACTTACTGTTGATAGTATTCCCTATGATATTCCCAAATCTTGTATTCAGAATTGGGATGAAATCAAGTTTTCCCGTAAACGTTCAGGTCTGGAAGGGATAACTAGAACTTTTACTTCTAAATTCCAATTCGTTAATGAAGCCTATAATCTTCTCCTGGATGAATATTTAAGCAAATATCTTGCTTCAAAAGCCGGTATTACTGTCTATACGATAACCAACTCTCATACTTATGAAGAATTCTTCAGTTGTCGATTGGATTTCGGTTCGTTAACCTATGATGGGAATACCGTTTCTATTAACTCAATAGATGATAGTGTTGCTAATATCATAAAGGCTAATAAAGGAACACAGTACGAATATTCGGTAGATGAGATAAAAGATGTATATCAGCTTTATTATGATTCTGTAAGTATGAATTATAGCCAACCATATACATTAGGCGGTAATACTGTGGAGAATGATGCTTCTTTGCAATATGTTGTAATTGACAAAAAAACGTATGTAGAAGCTATAACATATTCGCTTCCCTTATACACTTCAGGTGGTGAACTTCCGTCTCGGGATTCACCGTTTGAGTTCTATGATGCACCACAGGAATCGAAAGATGACCCAAATGTATTTGTTAAAGCATTGTCTGACATTGATATAGTATTGAAATTCAGTTTTGAGTATTATATCAGTTATAGTGATGCATATACTACTAAGGCTGAAATTATTTTGGGTGGGCGTTACGAAGATGGTCGTTTAGTTGAGTTGAAGAGATGGGGGTATAATAAAGGAGATGCCAATCCTGGCAATGTGGAAGAGTCCATCAAAATTCATCTTACTAAGGGGCAAGCTTTATTTTTGGATTTAAAGGTAACATTTAATAGGGTTAATGCTTCTACTGGCAATATTTTTTTTCGTAATTTTCAATTTGAGACACGTTTTACTTCTCGTGCTAACCCTATTTATGTAGATACAATAAGACCTATTGATGTGCTAAACCGATTACTTGAAAGTATGAATGGGGGGAATGATGGTATTTATGGCGAGATAGTTTCAGGAGTTGATGAGAGGTTAGACAGTTGCGTGATATTAGCAGCTGAAAGTATCCGTGGAATACCTAAAGCTAAACTATATACTTCTTATACAAAATTTAAAAACTGGATGGAAACAGTTTTTGGTTTTGTTCCTGTGATAAATGGTGACACAGTATTTTTTAAGCACCGGGACGAATTATTTAGCGACAATAATGTGAAGGATTTAGATAGCAATTTCTCGGATTTTGAGTATAAGATTGATTCATCAAGAATATATTCTTTGGTTAGGGTTGGATATGATAAGCAGGACTATGAAAGTATGAATGGTCGTGATGAATTCCGGTTTATTACTGAATATACTACTGGTGTTGATATTACGGATAATGTATTTGAATTGATTAGTCCTTATCGTGCTGATGTTTATGGAATTGAATTCTTATCGCAAAAGAGAGGTAAAGATACAACAGATAGTGAAAGTGACAATGATGTATTCTTTGTCTGTGCCAGTACTACATTATATGATAATGGCGGAGTACAAACATATAAAGAGTATAGGCTTGTAAGAAATGGCTGGGAGATAAGTGGTGTACTTGATCCTGAAACGATGTTTAATACTATGTATTGGCAGGGGGGCATATTGCAAGCAAATGTCGGCTATATTGGTATGTTCACTAAAAAACTTTCTTATTCTTCTTCTGACGGTAATAGTGATGTAGTTGTCAATGGTGTAGGAATGAAAGACGATTTTAATGTTGAGAGTGGTATTGTCACTTGTGGGGACGTTTCCTTCATAACCTTTGATGAGGATATCCCACAAACAGACGATGAAACGATTAAAATCTTAAAAGATGGCTTGGTTTACGAGGGCTACATCAAAGAGGTGGGTAGTGTGATTGAGAGAAATGAGGGAGTGAAGTATGATTTATTTGTCCGTTCAATAACAAAAGCCTAGAATATGATTATAAGCCCGTTTACACCGCTGTTTTTTTCTCCGTCTACCGATAAATTTGGAGCTAAGAGTAAATATGTGCAGTTATTCGCACGTACAGATAGGATTTTGATTGAGTTGATTTCTGCACCAGAAGAACATGAGCCTATTGTTTGTATTAACAATCTTCTAAATAATACATCTACACCGATAATATTAAGCTCATGGAAGATGAATGATGATAAGATTGTCTATTTCTATAATCTTTCATTGCTTCCATGTGGATACTATAATGTTGCAGTAAATGGGAATACTAGTGAGATTTTTAAAGTTACAGATGATGAATGTGAGTTATCAGAGACCAGTCTTATTCAGTATTCAATGAAAGATAACAAGCAGCGTCTTGATGCTGTCTGGTGGATGGACGGAATGCAATATTTCTTTGATTTTCGTGTTCCCGGCGGTTTTAAAGATAACGGATGGACGTTTGGTGTAGATAATGAACAGTTTGTGACCTCTGATGAAGATATTGTTGAGCTATTCAGCCATGAGTACACAACAGTGTTGTTTACTCTTGGAAATGCAATGGGATGTCCTGTATGGTTTGCAGAATTATTGAATCGTGTTTTATGCTGTCATTACGTCTACTTCGATGGTGTCCGGTATGCAAGAAAAGAAAGCAATGTCCCTGAACTTAACCAGCAAATAGAGGGTTTGAAGAGTTTTGTATTCAATCAGATGTTACAGAAAGTGAGAATGATGAATCCTGTTTTGGAATGGAATAATCAAGTGTCTATGAGAAGAATCCAGAGTGATACTTATAGGATAACATCGGATAATGGAGAATTGAGAAGCATAAAATCAGGAAGTGAAATGGTAGAAGAATATACAGATGTAATAACGGGCAAACTGTATATTAACTATCTGAAGATTATGACTGGCAATTATACCTCTCACAATTATCATTGTAAGGTAATATTGGATAAGCCTGCCAATGGCGATGTGACATTTATGATACCATTTAATAAAATCAGTGGGGAAATTGTTACCCCAGAGATTAATCAGATTACCGTCACCTTGAATTATTATTCAGATGAAGTTACATTCTCGCAAAAAAGAATGTCCTATAATGTAAATTTATCGCCTGGAGCTATATTAAAGTTTTTGAAAAGGACTGATGACAGGACTTTTTACGAGGTGACTTGGGATGGTGAATTTGTTGATGTGTTACCTGTTGCTCCCGATGAATCTCCTGATCCTCCATCAAATTGATATAATAATTTTGAATAATAAATATAGAATAAAATGACAGAGTCGGAGAAACAACAAATTGTTAACCTTGTGCTACAATCGTTGAAGACAAACAGTCTTACAATAGAGCAACTGACTAGTATAACTGAACTTCCTGATGATGCATATATTGAGGTCAGTGGAGGATGCAAAATATCTTGTGGAGATTTGAAAAAAGTGTTTCAATCCTATTTGCCGGGAGTTGATATTGTGTGTTCTTATGGTGATCGTGTGGATGCTGTGATATGTCAGGCTTTCTTTACTAAAGAAGTGAAAAGGTTAGATGATAATGATACTCTTTTCGAAAAAGAGTTGAAGAAACTATGGGAGCGTGATGTCTTTCTTTCCGAATCGGAGTACGAATCCTTGCCGGAAAAGGATGACACTAAGTTATACTTTACCTATGAGGACGAATAAAAGAGTACAGTTATGGTTTACAAGTCAGGCAAAGAGATAGTGGCAATCTTCAGGGGCAGTACTCCTGTAACAGCCATCTACAAAGGTTCAAAATTGGTTTGGCAGTCCATCCGTAGCTGCTTCGGTGCGGGTTACTGGGTGAATGACAAACCATGGATAAATGATGAAGGTTGGAAAAATAAATAAATATGATTATGGCAAAGAAAGTATATGACGAACCGATCAATGAGCGTACAGACTGGGGCGGTGACAACAGTACCGGTAACCTTCCCGTCTCCGGGCGACGTGTCCAGGAGTTTATAAAGAACCAGCTAGGAGGCAAGTTCGGCTTTTCCCGCACCACCTCCGGCAATGTAGTCCAGTTCTTCACTAGTGAAGCGGATGCGCAGGCTTACGATGAAGACCCGGACACAAATGCCGCAAACCTGCTCGGGTTTATCAACCTTCCGGAAGGCGGCGGTGGCGGAAGCGGCGCGCAGTACAACCTGCGTGTCGTGAACAACCTCGAGAGCAAATCCCTGTACGCTTCGCAAGGCGAGGCGTGCAACGTAAACTTTACCTTTATCTCCCAGGAGCGTTTCGGCAGCAATGAAGATTTCCATGATACGGGCGAGCGCGGCCTGTGCCAGATTTCGGCACGTTCGGGCAACGGGCAATATACCGTAGTCAAACAGTTCTACATCCCTAGTAACCAGCCCACGGAAGTGAACGTGGCCGACTACCTTTCAGTAGGCAGCAACAACATCATGCTTAAGGTAACGGGCGAGGTGACGGGGCAGACCACGCTTGCCTTTGTGTATACCGTCCAGCTGACCTCCCTTTCCATCTCTGCAGCCAACTTCCGCTGGTGGACGGCTTACACGGGGGATATTACCATTCCCTTGAACATCGGCGGCAATATCGCCAAACTCCTGAACGTGGCTGTCGATGGTGAGGATTACTATCAGGAATATACCGTTAACGTGTATACGAACGTCTACCTTGAAACAGCGTACAACTACCGTCTGGTTCATCCGGGCAGGACGGGCGTCTTTAAAGTAAGCCTGTACGTCTGCAACACTGACGGGACATTACGCACGCAAACAATCTCCTTCAATATCATGTGCGTGACAGCCGGCGATAAACGCAAGCTGCTTGTCATCAATAACGTGGTATCCAAGGCGGTCAACTGGTCGGAGAACATCCTGCTGGAATATGCCGTTTATGACGGCGACAACACAAATACTGGTGCGCTTGTCTCCGTTACGAAAGAGGAAACCGTAGTTTACCGCTCCGAACTTGACAGCATCCCCACGCAGACGCGGCAGACGCTGACCGTGCCGTTCGAGATAGAGACAGCAGACGACAACAACTTTGACGTCGTTGCCCGCATTACCGACAAGACGGGAAATATTGACGGGTCGGTCACCATTCCTGTAGACAACTCACTGGGGTTCTCCGCCGTAGCCGGTGCGGTACTGGATATCAGCCCGAAAAAGCGTACCAACACGCAGGGCAACGCAAAGGACATCATTAACGAGGCTGACGAAACGGTTATCCCGGTCACCTGGTCTGGCATGAACTGGGGTAACGACGGCTGGCAGCAGGCTGCTGACGGGCGGGTATTGCGTATCCTCTCCGGTTGTTATGCGGATATCGCTTATCAACCGTTCCTGGTTGAATCCGCCCGCACGGGCAAAACCCTTGAAGTTGACTTCAAAGTGGACAATATCACGGATTACACGTTTCCCGTCATTCAGATGAGCAAGTTTACGGGTGGCTCCTTTACCGGGCTGAAAGTATTCCCTGATGATATCGTGTTCTATTCCTCCTCCCTGAAGAACAGGGACAACCAGTCCGTGAACATGAAGGACGGCAGCCGCATACGCCTGACGCTTGTCATCATGCCCGAAGCTTACGGCAATCCGGGCTTTAACCTTGCCATCCTTTATGTCAATGGCGTGAAGAACCGTGAATTCACCTATGAATCGAACGACTATTTTGCACAGGACGGCAATATCATTATCGGTTCTGACGGTGCTGATACCGACATTTACGGCATCCGCGCGTATGATTCGGCATTGACGTCTGACAGCGTTATGCAGAACTTCAAGAACCGGCTTGCCGACAATGAGGAAAAGAACCGTGTTGAAAACAGGAACGATATCATGGACGCGAACGGTACGGACATATCCTTTGAGAAGGTGAAGGAGAAATACAACGTGTTCACCTTCAACCGCCCGTTTCCGTCCTTGAATAATCCCAATACGATGACGGGTACCTGGAAAACGTACTGGGCGGATCATCCCGAATGGAACACCGTAATTGAAAACCTTCCTGTTGACGGCCAGGGTACATCCTCAAAGAAGTACTGGCGGTGGAACCTTCGCGGCAAAAGTGGTTCTGATACAAAAATTACTTACGCGGACGGAACGTCAGACATGAAGTCGTGGAACTTTGTGCCCGGCCTTCCTAAAATCCAGCGCATGACCGCCAAGAAGAACTTCGCTTCCTCCATGCAGTCCCACAAGATGGGCTCCGTCAATTCCATTGATGACCTTGCGAAGGAAATGGGTCTGTCCAACGAGGCGGACGCCCGCATATCTGTCTACCAGTATCCGTTCGTAGGCTTTGAGGAAAGCGTTAATGAAGAGGGGCAGACGGTGTATACCTTCAAAGGCCTGTACACAATCGGCCCGGACAAAGGTGACAAGAACACTTTCGGTTACGACACGAATGCCTACCCGAATCTCTTGTCCGTCGAGGGTTCGGACAATGCCCCGCTGCTTACATTGTACCGTGTGCCATGGAACCCGGCTAAACCTTACATCGCTTACAACGGGGATGAGGAGGCGTTCCAATATAACGGGGTCAATTCCTGGGACCTGAATGCCGGGGAGCCGGAACTGATAAGCGAGTTTATCACCCATTATAATTTCGTCTATGAATGTTCCCCCCGGCTGAAACCTTTTGCCGGCACGCTTGAGGAACTGAACGCCCGGCTCGACACTTACCGCACGCAGCCTTATGAGTTCTGGCTGGCAAACGGTGACGTATGCTATTACGAACAGGCGGAAGGGCGGTTCATGCCGTCCGATACGGGTAAGGGTACCGTCAACCTTTACACGCAGCTGGTGGATAAGGGCTACGGCCTTACGACCGCCGACGTTGAAGGCAAAACCATGGATGAGCTGAATGAACTGTTCATCAAGGCACGCATAAACCGTTTCCGTTCGGGTATCGGTGACTACATTGACGTTGACGACGCCATTCTGCATACCAACTGGGTGGAGTTCAATGCCGGTACGGACAACCGTGCCAAGAATACGTACCCGTACATATTCGGGAAGCTCGCGGACGGTTACCGCTGGCGTTGGCGTTATGATGACCTTGACACCATCTTTGACACGACCAACCAGGGACAGTCTAAGAAAGGGTACTGGGTTGAAGTGGGTGACAGGTATGATAACGGACAACCCGTATGGAACGGTGAGACTTCCAATTTCTGGAACCTGATGGACCTTGCCTTCCCTGATGAGATAAAGGCGTCCATGCGCAAGTTCATGGCCGCCATGGAGAAACTGGGCGGTCAGCAGACGGGTACCCCTTTCGGGAAAATTTACGCTTTCTACAGGAAGTACTACTTCGACCAGGCGCAGGAGTATTTCCCGCAAACGCTTTATAACGCGGACGCGAAAGTGATTTATGAGAATGCGAAGATAGCCTATGGGAACGGGGATTATGTGAACGATACCGACCCTATCACCCAGTCGCTGGGCGACCACTATTCAGCTGAACAACGCTGGATAAGCAGGCGTATCGTGTACATGATGTCCAAATACAGCTACGGGTTATTCTCCGCTGACGGAACGGATACCATTACCGTGCGTGCAGCCGGTGATACGATTAAATATGAACTTACTCCGGCCATGGACATGTACCCGGCCATTGCCAACGGTACAAGCATTATCAGGGGGGCGCGTACCAAAGCGGGGGAAACCCGTGTAATGGAGATCGAGCTGTCCGGCAGCGGCGACCAGCAGAACTCCATAGAGGGGGCATCATATCTGGAGGATATCGGCGACTGGCACGACAAGAACGTTACCGGTTCGATGATTGTTTCGGGAAAGATGATAAGGCGGCTGGTTCTGGGCAGCAGGACGGAGAAGGTCACTATCTCCATATCCGACCTTACACTTTCGGGCATGGCATCGTTAAGGACGCTCCTTCTTTCCAATATCCCTACGCTGGGCGGTGTGCTCAACCTGAAAGACTGCACACACCTGAAGGAGGTGTATGCCGGCGGTACCGCCGTAGCCCAGCTGGTACTTCCTCCGGGTGGCGGTATCGAGGTGATCGAGTATTCTTCAGCCAACCGGTATATCTCCCTGCAGAACTATCCCCTGCTAAGGAATGAAGGCGTAGGGATAGAGTTGTGCAAAGACAGGGTAACCGACTTCTTTGTTGCGGGCTGCAGGAACATGCATCCTTTGTTGCTGCTCTCCACCGTCATAGACTCCCAGTCGGGACAGGGGGATGAACATGTTTTGAAGCATGTGCGCTGTACGGGCTTTGATGAAACCTACGAGGACGCGGGTATCCTTGATTTGCTAGCCAAACTGGCAGACGGCAGCTATTCCGGCCTTGACAGTGAGGGGCTTGCGGGTGATGGTTACCCGCTACCGGTGCTTGAAGGCAGGATAACGGTGAACGGGAACGTCTACGAGGATTCTGTGAATGCCCTTCGTGACACTTTCCCGAATCTTGAAATCATTGTGGCGGGCAGGTATTATGTCCGTTTTGCCGACCCGGTTGTTTCCATGAAAATGGTTGCTGCATACGGTGACGGCTTCGGGGTCATGATGGAGCAGGTGAAGGCGGCAACCACGTTGAAAGTGAGCTTCAGGGGGGACAAGTCTGTCAAATCGTTCAATGAACTTGAGCTGTTCGAGAATGTGACGGTTGTTCCCGCCAATTTCCTCAATGGAAGTACCATGGAGGAGCTGAAACTGCCGCCCGGGTTAAAGAAAATAGAATCCTTTGCGTTTATGGATTCATCGGACCTGAAAACTTTCCGGATTCCTGAAACTGTGGAAGAAATGGGTGGAGCTGTATTTTCCGGGTGTACGTCGTTCGGCGGGGTGATAAACCTTCCCCGTTTGAAAAGTATGGGAAATAATGCTTTCAGTAAAACGGCAATCAGAGAGGTTGCGGGACTGGGAGAGATAACCGCTCTTCCGGACGGGACTCTCGGGTGTTTCGGCCTGTGCACGTCACTTGCGAAGGTAACGTTGCCGGAAACTCTTACGTACCTGGGGATGAACACATTCAACGGTACGACGTCATTGTCAGAGATGAATTTCCCCCTTAATCTGGAAGTGATAGGGCAGTATGCCTTCCGCGGCAGCTCCTTTGCGGTAGACGGCTTGTCTTCCGGTTCAATCAGGGAGTTGAAAAATTATGCTTTTACGGATGCGGATGTAACGGGTGAAGTCAACCTGCCCAATCTGGAAACAATCGGTTACGGAGCATTCTCGGGCACGGGTATAATCCGGGTGCTGGATTTGGGAAAAATTACGGAATTGACGGGAGAAAACGGTAATGGTGCCTTTAGTAATATGACGCTTCTTGAGGTGGTTGTGCTTCCTGAAACGCTGCAAGGCATCGGCAATTATTCTTTCAGGTATTGCGGAAATCTCTGGGAGGTTGTGTGCAAGGCTGTGACTCCGCCGTCTTTGACTGCTCTGGCTTTTGAATATGCGAATAATACTTTCAAAATCTATGTTCCCGATACCGGTGTGGATGCATATAAGGCTGCTACGAACTGGAATTTGTACGCAAGCCGTATTTATCCGCTGTCCGAATATGTTGAACCAACAGAATAACGATTATGAAAATACAAGGTAACCATATTTTTGCGGACGAGGGCAAAGTGCTTCGCCGCATATCCGACAAACAGGAGTCCGGCAGTGAGGTCTGTCTGGGATATACTTACTATCTTGACGGGAAAAAACTGGATGTTCCTTTGCTTGAGCTTCCGGAGCATTATGAAGAGGTGGCGGATATTGCCGCCCTTAAACATGCGAAGATAGAGGCTGTTCTTGCTTATGACAGTTCTGCCAATGTAAATGTCTTCCGGCTTGGCGGGCATCGTATATGGCTTGACAAGACTACGCGTGTGGGACTTGTCAACTCCGTCAATGCGGAGAAATCTTCCGGGCGTGGGACTACCACGTTATGGTATGAGGGGGTTAGCTACTGCCTGCCCGTTGACTATGCGCTGGAATTTCTGCGGGTGCTTGAATTGTACGCGTTGGAGTGCTATAATGTGACGCAACGGCATATAGCGTCTGTCAATTCCCTGACGGACAGGGAGGATGTTGACAGGTATGACTTCCGGCAGGGGTATCCGCAGGTGTTGGTGTTTAATGTTTAATTGGAAGGAAAATGGTATTAAATGAATGGCTGGCACTGATTGGTGCTTTGGGAGGATTAGAAGCGATAAAGTGGGTAATAAACTTCTACGTGAACCGGAAGACGAATGCTCGTAAGGAAGACGCTTCTGCTGATGCTGCGGAGATACAGAACCTGTTGAATGTGATTGATACGCTTACATCTCAGCTCGACAAATCCGATGAGCGTATGAAGGCTCGTGACGGCAAGGTAGACTTTACCTATACGGAACTTCGCAAGGCGGAGATGAAGATACTTGATCTGACACGAGAAAAGCATGAAATAGAAATCCGCCTGAAAGAAGCCGAGATAAAGAAATGTGATGTGCGTGGGTGCGCCAATCGGCAACCGCCAAGTGATTATTAATTTAAAGAATATATTATGAAAGTACTGATTGACAATGGTCACGGTGAGAATACTTCGGGCAAGAGGTCACCGGACGGAAGATTAAGGGAGTGGGCATATACAAGGGAGATTGCCGACATGGTAGTAGCCGGTTTGCGCAAGTTAGGGATTGATGCAGAACGTATTGTGAAAGAGGATACAGATATTCCTTTGTCCGAGCGATGCAGGCGAGTTAATGCTATTTACAAGGAGACAGGTAGGAAAGCTATCCTTGTTTCTATTCATTGTAATGCAGCCGGCAATGGTTCAATTTGGATGCAGGCACGTGGTTGGGAAGCATGGACTAGTGTGAGGCAGACAAAAGCAGATAAGTTGGCTGACTGTCTGTATGAAGCTGCTAAAGAATGCTTGCCGGGAATGAAGATGAGGAAGGATATGGCAGACGGTGATCCAGATAAAGAGAGCGGTTTTTATATCTTGAAGTATACGAAGTGTCCGGCTGTTCTGACAGAGAATCTATTTCAGGATAACAGGGAAGATGTGGATTTTCTGCTGTCAGAGGAGGGTAAACGGACTATTGTCTCTCTTCATGTGAAAGGTATCTGTAAATATCTAGGCGTATGAAGATAGACAATTGGAAGAAGCGAGAATTTTTCCTATTACTGTTTTGGGCAGTAATAGGATTGATTATTATGGTTACAGTGATGTCATTAGTAGGATGTGGTAGTAGCAAATCTAATTTCCGTCAGGAAGCATCTGTTGAAGAAAATTTGAACCGTACCCATAATGATAGTACTTCTGTTTGCAAAGAAGCAACCAAAACAGAAACGGAGGAATCTACTGAACAATCAGAGGAAGTAACAACCGTCTATGATACGAGTAAGCCTGTTGATCCAATTACGGGTAAGTATCCTATATTGTCAGAAACCAAGAAGATTACTAAGAAAGAGAGTGACAAAAATAAACAGGAAAGTGTCAATGTTCAATGGAATAGCGTTATTGCAAAACAATTTTCTCTTGCTCAAAAAAAAGAGAACGTCAGGGCGAAAGATAAGCGGAAAGAGGAAACTACAGTACCGAAGCAGTTTGGAGGTGTTATTAGAACTATATGTGTGTTGATTGTAATGATTTTTATTTTTCGTAAATTTAAAAAATAATATTATATTTGCAGCTATAAATTCAATTATAATGGCAAAGAAATCTGTTGAAGATAATAAAGAGTCTTCTTTCTCTTTTTTTAATAGTATTACAGGCGCTATTGCAACTCTAATTACAGTTGGGACTACTACTTTTTTTATAGGCTGGGCTATTGGAAGTTGGAGAGCTGAAACTGAATATGAAAACACAATTCGTGACTATAAATTTGAGAAATTGCAATTGGAACTTGAATATCAAAAAAGACTCCAAGAAGAAAAAGATAAATGGGAGAATGATCAAGAGCAAAGAATAACCTTGCAAGAGATAAGTTTATTTTTCAAAAATTTCAATGAATACAAAAAAGGGAAATGAATAAGTTATTAAAAATATTAGTATTGGCAACGAGCATAATAGCAATTGCCTCTTCTGTTTTTGCTTTATTACAATATGATGAAAATGTAAAGCTAAAATCCGATGTTGAGAAAAGAGATAAACTACTAACTTCTGCTCTTAATAATGATTCGGCATGGGCAAAAAAGCAAGATAGTATTATTAAATATGTGACAAAAGATTTATTTTTTTACTCTGGAGATGAAAGAATGAACTCAGAAGAATTTATTAGATACGTAAATAGTTTACATGAACAATATGAAATTACGAAAGATTCGCTGATCTATTATAAAGCATATTTTGAAATGACTAATGACGTGCATGGAGGTAGTTTCAAGGTAAATAAAGATGGAAATAAAATTAAATTTCAATATTCAGGAAGAGATACTCGAAAAGTCGATTCTGTACTGCAATCCAAAGTGAAGGAGTTACACGCTCTCCAAAAAGAAAATATGGAAATGAAGTTAAAGATTTCTATGTATCAAAAAGCTATAGATAAGTATCATATAGAGTTTGAAGATTATAAGAATCATGGGGAATATATCACTTATATAATTAGTGCACCGCAAGTTGATTCAGCTCTTATATTGCTTCCCTATTTTAGGGATCGTCTTATTTATAATAAGAAAGGATATTGGGAAATAAAGAGAGGTGTATTTCGTTAGTAAGCAGATTTATATGCTGTGATTATTATATTATGATAAACTGTAAAATACACATTTGGATGAAATTTATATATTTAAAATACATATTATCGATAAAATTATATATATTTGCAACTGCATAAACAAGTGCCTTCGTGCCGGAATACAAAAAAATGTGTTCCGGCATATTTTTTGCTCGGAATACAAATGTTTATTTTTTTTAAATTATTCGTATGGAACATGACAATTGTAGGATTACTGGCCTTGGAGCGATAAGCCAAGAAGCTGCCAGAGAACTTGAAAGGCAGCAAGCCGAGTCGCTTAAGGATGAGTTAGAATCTTTATCTTCTTCGGATGATAAACAAAGAATTTCAGCTATAGAAAAAAGATTAAAAGCTATTCAAAAATTAGCTGAAAACGATTAGCTAAAATGTAGCTCCGTATTTTTAGAACGGGGCTACATTTTAAATTTTAGTTGTATTTTGTGAAATAGTGGAATTTCACTATTTATTGTAATGAATTAATATAATTACTATGGAAGATTGGAGAAAAATAGATGAAGAAGATTTAGATGAAGAAGATATTTTATCAAGGAATAAATGTCGAGAAATGAGTGATGAGGAACTTAAAAGCATAGTCCCTGTCTGGACAACTAATATATATAAAATGCAAGGAGCAATTTATCATCCTACATATCCAGGTTCAAATTATGTTTTTATGCGATGCAATCTTGAAAAGTTGATAGAACATTCAAGTAATTTGGATGATGTGGTTTTCAACAAAACATTTGATGGATATTGGCCAGAAGAATCTCGTTTTGCTGGAATTATAAATAGATGGCTTAATAAAGAATATGTTGATCCTCCTATTTTGGAGATGGAAAAAGACGATCTTATCATAAAAGAAGGAAGACATCGAACTATAATGGCCCAATACATTGGTGTGAAAGATATTATAGTCTCTGTTCCTCAGTATCTTATCGAAGATATGCAAAAATTAATAGATGCGGTTATTTTAGAAACTGATTAATAATTCATTATTGTACAAGAAAAATGAGAGGTAGCCACAATTTGGCTACCTCTTTTATTTTGTAATCCTTCTTATCAACAACACACAAATCAACAAACTCTAAGAAGGGTTACATAAGATAGTACTAATATATAATTGAAAAGTTCGATAGGGAAAATAAAAAAGTGAGAACTTTTCTTTTAAGTCAAATATAGCTACAATTGGTGAACACTTGTATCATCTTGTTTGCTGTGATAAATGGAAACAAACTTTAGTCCCTTTGGAATACTTCGATTATTTCTGGAAATATTTTTTATATATCAAAATCATGATTATATTTGAACTGGTGATATTGTTTTAAAACTATTAGATTTTGATTTATGATAAGAATGAAAAGAAATGTAAAAGATTGGCTCGTTTGGGGAACTGTCATCTCCACATTAATCATCATAATCATTTTAGCTTTCTATTTTATTCAGACCCAAGGTAAGTTTGCAGATAAACAGACCGACTGGGGTGAGTTTGGAAGTCTATTAGGAGCGATTGCTGGATTAATAGCATTCGTCGGAGTTCTTTTTACACTAAGGCAAAATAAACAGCAATTCTTGAATAGCGAAGATAGGTCTGTCTTTTTTGAATTGCTTAAAATATTCATTTCATATCGGGATACTTTACGAGTGAAACGAATAGATTGGGAATATGATGAAAAGCAATATGAATGGAAAATAACTCCTTACAATGAGTTTTGTACACCAGAAAAGACTTATCGACAGATTTATGTAGAGTTATACCATACTTTCTATTTGGAAATCAAAAGAGGTATTCCTGAGAATTTCTCCAAAGAGGAATTTGTAAGGAGGATTATTCCCCAGAATATGTCTAAAGAGCAATGGATGTTTATATATGGTCAATTGAATGCTGCCATTAACAACATTTATTCAGAGTATGAATTTGGAATACATAAAGGGATGGTTAATATTTATCCCGTACATATAAACACTTATGATTACCTCTGTTTAAATGCGATTAAGATCTATTTTGAACAGAATAATTTCAAGCCCATAG